TAAATATATACAATATAGTATTATATAGTAGGCTAAATAAGTACTAAAATTCTAAATAATTACTAATTAGGGGCTACCTATAGTTATTATATTAAACTATAATTAATACTGACTTAGTAAATTTTAAATTAAGCTATTTTAATTACTTTAAATATAGTTTATCTTTACTATATTATAATACTCTATAGGTAATAAGCAGGTGGAATTAATAAATCAGATAATTAAAGCTACTTTGGCGTCCGCCAGCAGCGGGCCGACCTCTGCACCGAACCCGGAGTCGGCGAGGACCTCGAAGGAGCCCTGCACCCAGGCCGCGGCCTTCTTCGGCGTGATGGACGGCTGCGCGAAGCTCGGGGAGGCGTCGGCTACCTGGCCGGCCTCAGCCAGCCACTCCGCCGTCACACCGGCGGAGCTCACGCCGTTCCACGAGTCCGTCGTGATGGTCTTGATGGTCGACACCTGCCGGAACGGGTTCGCCGACCCGGCGTTCGTCAGGATGATCGTCGGGTCCAGGGTGAACGGCACCAGGAAGCCGCCCGCCGCGTCCGTCAGGGACATCGCCCGCCGGTGCGACTCGGCCAGCTTGTACGCCGAGGCCTCGTCGTCCTCCAGCAGTGCCGGGTTGCCGCCGTTGGCGAGCAGCGCCTCGAACGCCCGCATGTAGTCGTCCGAGCCGGTCAGCAGCAGGTGCTGCGCGATCCGGCCACGCCGGTCGGCCCGCACCAGCTTCTCGGCCCGCTCCTGCTGCTCCTCGCTCAGCTGCTCGGCTGCGAGCTCCACCGCGTACAGGGCGCGGGTGCGCAGGTCGGCCACGGCGCTGCGGTCGTGGACGTTCGCACCGCGCACGCGGTCGAGGTCCTCGTAGGGGTTGCCGCGGTGGCGCAGGAACCCGGGGCCGTCACCGGCCGGCTCCCGCTCGGTGCCACCAGGGGTGAGCGCGGCCGCGCGGACGGCGTCGACGCGCCGCTCGTGCTCGACCTGCTCGGTGTAGGCCTGCTGGGTGGTGTCGAACTCCCCGAGGAGTTCGGTCGCCCGGGAGGCCTGCTCGTCGGTGGGCTCCTCGATCTCCTCCAGCTCCAGCAGCTCGGAACGGATCGCGTCGATCTGCTCCTTGAGCTTGTCGCTCTTCTTCTTCCGCTTCGTGGTCACAGGGCCCTCCTGGCCTTGATCTCGGCGCGGACCTTGGCCCACGCGATCGTCTGCCGAGCGGAGTGCCGTGCTGGCGGGTCCTCGGCGGCGGGTCCCGGGTTGGGGTCGCCTTCGGCCGGCGGGCCCGGTGGAGTGCCCTCGTCGGGCGGGTCCAGCGGGGTGCCGGTCCGGAGCATCTCGACGAGTCGTTCACGCTCGTCAGGGGGAAGATCGGCGAGCAGACGGGCGGCCTGCTCGGCGCGGACGCCGACGACAGCGGCGTCCGGGTAGGCGGGGAACGGGGTGGGCCCGTACTCCTTCAGGCGGATCTCCTGACGGCGCACGGTGCGCAGCTTGCCGCTGCCGTCGGCCCGCCAGCCGCCGCGCGGGGCGCGACCCGGGTCGGAGCGCACGAACCCGCCAGTGAAGGACTGTCCGGTGATGGCGCCCTCGCGGATGTTCTCCAGCACCTCGTCGGCCAGCTCGGTGCGGTTGTAGCGGGTCACCGTCAGCAGGCCGCGGCTGTCGGCCTTCACCTCGACCGGCGTGCCGATCGGCATGGAGCCACGCTCGCTCGGGGTGCCCCAGATGGTGCGGCCGTGGTTGTAGAACACGCCCACCCGCCACGTGCTGCGGGATCCGGCCGGGGCGAGCTGGGTCAGGGTCCGCTCGAACGCCCGGCGGTCGATGACCTCGTTGTAGTGGCCGTCCTGGTCGTGGATCTCCGTAGGGGTGTCGAACACCGCGGCGTAGGCCTCGACGGTGCGGCCGTCCCCGCCGGCGCGGACACGGATGTCCTCCAGCGGGAAGCTGCGAATGAAAGCGTCCATCACGGCTCCTCCGTGGGTTGTGTGGCGGGCGGGGGCTCGTCGGAGCCGGGTTGTCCGGCACCGGGCTTCTGCAACTGCACCGAGTACAGGCCGGAGTGCTTGAGGAGAGTGAAGTCCTCGGCCTCCACGGCGGCTACGACGGACGGCGGTTCGTACCCGGCGTCGACGAGCGCGCGGATCGTGCGGGATTGGATGCCCTGGATCTCGGCGGCGGCCTGGCGGTCCTCGCGCAAGAAGGCGATGTCGCGGTCGTCGTACCAGAGCTCGGCGCCCTCGGGGACGTCGACGAGGGTGGACAGGGCTCCTGCGGCCTCCCGCCACAGGGGGCGCATCGTGGCGTCCGCGAAACGGCGGCGGGCGGCGGTGTAGTTGCCCGCGTTCAGCGAGGATCCGGCCAGGCCCTCGGAGAACCCGACGATCGACGGCGGAACGCCGGCCGCCGCAGCGAGTCGGGACTCACCGGCGCCCTGGGTGACTTTGAAGTCGAGTTGGTGCAGATCCTTGCCCGCGACCGTCACATCGGCGCCGCCGCCCAGGAACAGCGTCCGGTAGGCGTTGTCGAGCCCGGCGTGCGAGGCGTCCATGACCGCCTTGAGCTTCGCGAACTTGTCCGGGGTGATCGATGCGTCGTAGGCGACTACGAGCTGGGGCATGGCCCCGTTCTCGAAGAACTTCAGCTTGTGCGTGGTCGCCGCCGAGTCGGCGGTGATCTCCCGCACGACCGGCGTCAGCCACGACATGCCCCGGTAGTTGAACTCCGGATCGGGGATCGGCGCGAAGTGCGCCACCTGATCGGGCAGCAGGAACACCGGATCGTCCCAGTTGCCCTGCGGTGCGTAGCCGTAGCCGACGAGGTCCCCGTCAAGGGCGTCCCCGGCCAGGTGCGGCTCGTCCTCAGAGCCGGTCACGATGATCGTCCAGTCCGGGCGCATCCGCTTCAGGCGGCCCGGGTTGTAGTTGGTGACGAACCCGTTCCCGTTCAGGTCGCCGTCCTGGATCATCCGCGACAGCAACTTGCCCGTCGTGCCGCCCGTCCACGGCGTCTCCAGGATGGACAGGGCCTGGGTGCCGAAGAGCTCGCCCGGGCGGCCGTTGCGGATCTGCCGGAACTGGAACCGGGCCTCGCTGAAGACGAGCTGCCGCACCAGCATCAGGGCGAAGATCGGCCCGTTGCGCTTGTAGGCGTAGCGGACCGCTGCCTCGAAGTCCCACGCCGAGGACCGCTCCTCGCCGCCCGTCGGCCGGCCGAGGCCGAAGTAGGTGTTGCCGCCCGTCGTCCACGACGCGTCATCGAGAGCCGAGGACAGATCGAAGCGCTGGAAGGCTCGCTGCAGCAGGTTCACAGGCCCTCACCACCCTTCGGGGGTTCCCTGTCTCCGACGTCGACCAGCAGCAGGCACGACGCCGCCCCCAGGGCCCCGCCCACGGTCAGTCCCCACCCGGGCCCGAACTCCCAGCCGACGCCGACGGATGCCGTCAGGCAGCCGACCGTGTAGCCGAGCCGCGACCAGGCAAGCGCCGTCAGCCCTCGTATGCGCTTCACCCGTACATCGCCCACGGCTCCGACTCCTCCGGCTCCTCTTCGACCTCCACCGACAGCCCCCACTTCGCGAGCGTCGCGGCCACCAGCGGGCTGATGTCCACCGACGGGATCCGCCGGGCCCACGCCCACGCGTCTCCCAGCGGCCGCTTCTGCGCCCCGGCCAGAGCCGCCGCGAGCGGCGCCTGGTCGAGGTGGGACAGCCCCTGCTCGGCGACCGCGTCGTAGAACTGGCCCGTCGCCTGCGCGACCTCCCGTGTCTTCGTCTCCACGACCGGGGCCAGGAGCTTCGGCTCGTCCTCCTCTTCGCCCTCACCGTCCTCGTCCGGGTCGGCCTTCAGCGCGTCCTTCAGGTCGGTGATGAGCGAACCGGCAGGGCTGCCCGGGTCGATGACCCAGCAGCGCGGCCCCCACTTCTTCGTCAGCTCCCGCGCCCGCTCCTTGAACCACCCGGTGCCCGGCCGGTGCTCGACGACCTCGACGTGCGTGCCGCCCCGCCACGCTCCAGCCACCGCGATCGCCACGTGCGAGCGCTCCG